CCAGCAGTCTCCCCCCCGGGCCCGAAACAAAAACGCAGCGACGAGCGGGAACGGCGGGCGACGATGACCGACGCAGCCGACTTCCAGGCCGACGACACCGCGCTCCCGCTGCCCGGTCTGGAGATCGCCCCGACCCACGGCGCGGGCGAGGTCGAGGCCGCGGCCCGCCGCACCCTCGCCGCGCTCTCGGGCGCCGGGCACCTGGATGAGCGGCACGCCGTGGTCATGCAAGCCCTGCTCACCGGCGCCCGGCAGCTCGACCGCGCCGCGGCCTCGGGCAAGGCCAAGGATTACGGCGTCGCGAACCTCCTGGTCCAGCTCCGAGAGACCTTCCTGGTCCTGATGCCCGAGGACGGAGGCGAGCCCGATGACGAATGGACAGCCCTGGTCGAGCGACTCCGGGGCGCCGCCCCTGTTCGCAACACCCCGTAACCTCGACGCGCCGACCGACGGCGCACAGGTCGCCGTCATCGGCGAGACCCTCGGCACGCCGCTGATTCCCTGGCAGCAGTACGTCGCCGACGTCGCCGGGGAGCGCCGCCCCGACGGCTCCTACGAGTACCAGATCGTCATCGTCTCGGTGCCCCGGCAGACCGGGAAAACGACGCTGATCCGGGCGGTCGGCACGCACCGGTGCCTGGTGTGCGGGCGCGATGTGTTCTACACCGCGCAGACCGGCAAGGATGCCCGCGCCCGGTGGATGGACCTGGTCAAGATCCTGCGCCTGAACGGCGCCCTGAAAGGCCGGGTCAAGGTCGCGCTGCGCGGCGGCTCCGAACACGTCGAGTTCCCGGGCGGTTCGGTGTTCCAGGTGTTCGCCCCGACCCCCGAATCGCTCCACGGCTACACCCCGCCGACGGTCTGCATCGACGAGGCGTTCGCGCTGACCGGCGCGGAGGGGGAGCTGCTCATGGGCGCGATCGGCCCGGCACAGATCACCGTCACCGACAAACAGATCTGGATCGTCTCGACAGCCGGCCACGCTGACTCCACGTTCCTTCACGACTGGATCGACCGGGCAATGGAGGGCATGCCCCGCGTCGCCTGTTTCGTGTGGGGAGCTACCGACACGATGGACCCCTACAGCCTCGACGACATCGCGCGGTTTCACCCGGGCATCGGGTTCCCGCTCAACGGCAAGGTCCTGGAGCCGATCGACGTACTGGACCAGGTCGAGCGCAACAGCCGCGCGGAGTACGAGCGCGCCTATGCCAACCGTCGGACCGTGACCCTCTCGCACCTGATCCCGGCCGAGGAGTGGCGCCGACTCATCACCGAGGAGACCGAGGCCCCCGACCCCTCGCGGGTCGTGCTGACCTATGACGTCGCGACCGACCGGCAATCGGCCTCCGTGCTGGCGACCTGGAGCGGTGCCGACGGCCTGCCCACGACGCGGGTCGTCCTGGCCGGTCCCGGGACCGGGTGGGTCGCCGAGGCCGTCGCCGAGCTGGATACCGAGTGGCGCCCGACCGCGGTCGCCGCGATCGACAACGGCCCCGTCCTCGACGTCACCGAGCAGATCCGCGCGCTCGGCGTGCACGTCGACGTGCTGAAAGAGCGCGAGTTCGCGACCGCCTCGGGAGCGTTCCTATCCCGGATCGACGCGGGCACCCTGCGCCACGACGGCTCCGAGGTCCTGGAGCGGTCGGTAACGGGCCTGGTCACCCGGGCCGCGGTCTCCGACGGCGTCGCGTTCTCGCGGCGCCACTCCAGCGGCGACAGCTCGGCCGCGGTCGCCGCGGTCGCCGGGATCTGGATCGTCGCCCGGGACGGCACCGAGAGCGCCCCCGTCGTGAGATTCGCGTCATGATGACGGCGTGTCGTGTTCCGTCGTTGTGCCTCAATGGGTCAAGGTGACGCCGTGGGAATCTTCGACGGACTCAAACTGAAGCAACGCCAGACCGAGATCTCGGCGGCGTACTCCGACCCCTCGACCTTCCCGATCGCCTCGCCGTGGTCGTCCTCGACCCTGGAGCGGATCGTCGCCGAGGATGTGTTCGGCTCCGAGCTGCCGGTCAACACCCGCGCCGCGGCGATGCGAATCCCGGCCGTCGCCCGGGCCCGCAACCTCCTGGTCTCCACGATCTGCCGGATGCCGCTGGTCAAGCTCGGCCCGGGCGAGACCGCCCCGAACCTCGCGCCCGGCGCGCAACCGTCCTGGATGAGTCGGTGTGACGACGGCTCCTCGCCGCAGCTCCGTCTCGCGTTCACCGTCGACGACCTGATCTTCTACGGCTGGTCGTGCTGGTGGAGGGTCAACGGTGACGACGGGTTCCCGCTCCACGTCGGCCGGATCAACCAGGGGTCGTGGTCGATCAACGGCGACAACCAGGTCGAGGTCGACGGCATCCCGCAGCCCGACAACTCCGTGATCCTGATCCCCGGGCTCCACGAGGGAATCCTGACCTTTGGCCGCGACACCCTCGACGACGCCCGAGCCCTCTACCGCAACGTCCGTAACCGGCTCGCCACTCCGACGCCGGGGCTCAACCTGCACCAGACCGGGGGACGGCAGCTCGACAACGACGAGATCGACGCCCTGGTCTCCCGCTGGGCCGCGGCCCGGACCGGCCTCAACGGCGGCGTGTCCTACACGTCGAAAGACATCGAGGTCCAGGACATGCCGGGCGACGACGGCAAGCTGATGATCGAGGCCCGCAACGCTGCGGCGCTCGACCTGGCCCGCGCCGTCGGCGTCGCCGGGTCCCGGATCGACGCGACCACCCCGACCGCCTCCCTGAACTACGAGACCACCACCGGCCGCAATCAGGAGTTTGTCGACTTCGACCTCGCGCTCTACATGACCCCGATCGCCGCGCGGCTCTCGCTGGACGACATCGTGCCGCGCGGCTCGCGTACCCGCTTCGACCTCGCCGACCTGATCGGCCCGACCCCGTCGGTCACCGGCCCGGCAGACCAGGACTGACCCATGACCCTCTCCCTCTCGATCACCCTCGGCGCCTCGATCACCGCCTCGGCGACCTCGCGGCTCCTGGCCGGGGACCTGGTCGTCTACGGCGCCGTCGGCCGGACCTCCCGCGGACCGCTGCGCGTGCGCCCCGGTGCGCTGCGCTTCCCCGAGGATCTCGGCCGGGTCAAGCTCACCCGCGAACACGACCGCGCGACCTCGCGCGGCTACCTCGCCTCGGTCGCCGACGACGGCGCCCGGATGCGCGTCGAGGTCAAGGCATCCTCCGGCCCCGAGGGTGACGCCGCTCTCGCCGAGGCCGAGGACCGCACCCGCGACGCATTCTCGTTCGACGTGGTCGACGCGACCATCGTCGGCGACGAGATCACAGACGCCCTGGTCATCGCGATTGGGCAAGTAGGCATCCCCGCCTATGACGACGCGCGTATCGACACGATCGCCGCCAACCTCAACACAGGAGACACCACCATGACCGATGAACAGCGCGCGCGCCTGGCAGAGCTGGCCGCGATGAACAACCGCAGCCCCGAGGACGAGACCGAGTTCTCGACCCTCCAGGCCGCGGCCGTCGCCGAGGCGACCGCCACCCCGGCCGAGGCCGAGGCCCCTGCCGAGGGTGCCGAGGCCGTCGCCGCCTCCGCGACCGTCACCGCCTCCGCGCGGCCCGCCGTCCCGGGCGGCGTGCCCCGCGCCGCGATCACCGCCTCCGCGCGGCCCGGCGACGCCCTCCAGGGGTTCTACCGGTCGTTCGCCGCGGCCCTGACTCCCGGCAACGCCAACCGGCACGGCGCGATCACCGCCGCGCTCCAGGACATCACCCACACCGCGCACACCAGCGTGATCGAGCCCCCGGCCTGGTCCGGCGAGCTGTGGTCCGGCCTGCTCTACGAGGCGGAGTGGACCGACCTGTTCAACTCCGGGGGCCTCGACCACTGGGAGGGCACCGGCTGGCGCTTCACGACCAAGCTGGAGATCCAGGACTACGCGGGTGACAAGGCCGAGATCCCCTCGGACAACGTCACCACCGAGTCGTCGAACTACGAGGCCGCACGCATGGCCGTCGGGGTCGACATCGACCGCAAGTTCTTCGACTTCCCGAACAGCGGATTCGTCCAGTCCCTGTTTGAGCAGGTCCGCGAGTCGTGGGCGATGAAGCTCGACGGCAAGGTCCGCGCCTACACGATCGCCAACGCGATCACCGCGCGGGCCGACGAGCGCCTCGCGCCCGACCCGGTCACGAACCCCGACGTTGCCGCGCAGGCGACGCTCCTCAAGGCCGCAGCCGTCGCGGTGCGCGCCCTCAAGCGCCGCCGCGTGGGCCGGGCGTCGTGGGTCTACGTCAACGACGACGACCTGTTCACGCTGATGGACATCGCCGAGAAGGACGTCTCGGCGTTCCTGGAGCTGTTCTCGATCGACCCCAAGAACTTCCGGTCGAGTCAGGACATCGCGCCGGGGACCGTCCTGGCCGGGGTCAAGCCCGCCGCGACCCTGCGCACCCTGCCGGGCTCCCCGATCCGGGTCGAGGCGCAGAACCTCACCCGCGCCGGGATCGACGAGGCGTTCTTCGGCTACTGGGCGATGGAGGAGCACCACACGTCGGGGATCGCCCGGTCCACCTTCACCGCCCCGGCCTGATCCCCTCGGGCGCCGGGGTAGTCCGCACCACCCCACCCGGCGCCCGAGCGGGCACCACCCGCCCACCCGTCCACCAGAACCACGAAACTACACAGGAGAGATCCAATGCCCGAGCAGGACACCACCACCACCGAGGCCCCGGCACCCGCCCCGGCCCCGACGCCCAACAGGAGCGCCGCGCCCGAGCAGCCCAAGCGGTTCGCGGTCTACGACACGACCTACGAGCGCTTCGTCGGCGGCACCCACGCCGACCGCAAGGCCGCGACCGCGCTCGCGAAGGAGCGCAAGCTGCGCTCCCACGAGATCCGCGAGGTCTGAGCGATGCCGGATGAGGTAGTCGTCGTGCTGGTCCTCCCGGCCGACGAGCCGACCACGGTCGAGGCGGTCAAGGCGCACTTGTCGATCACCGACGCGACCGACGACGGCGCGCTCGCCCCGGTCGTCGGGGCCGTCAACTACCTCATCCGGCACTTGCCCGTCGCCTCGACCGCCAAGGCCGAGACCGTCGAGGCCGCGGTCTGGCCCGCCGACGTCAAGCTCGGCGCGACCCTGCTCGCCGCCCGGCTGTGGCGCCGCCGCAACTCCCCCGAGGGGGTCGCCGCGTTCGGCGCCGACGGCCCGGTCTACGTCCAGCGCAACGACCCCGACGTCGCGATGATGCTCGCCCTCGGCGACTGGGCAAGGCCGGGCGTCGGATGATCTCCCTCGACTCCCTCGACGACCTGGTCGCCGCGCTCCTCGCGCACGCCTCGATCCGGTCGGTCTCCCTGGACCCCGCCGAGGTCCAGGCCCCCGGGGTCTGGATCTCGGCGCCCGCGATCGACGTCGAGTTTCTCGACGGCGGCGCGACCCTGACCCCGACCCTGTACCTGATCGTCCCCGACAACGGCGTCGCCCGCTCCATGCGCGCGGCCGTCGAGCTGCTCAACCACACGATCTCGGTCGTCGGCCTGCCCGCCGCCACCGTCACCCCGGCCCGGGTCTCGCTGCCGTCCTCGGCCTCCCCGCTGCCCGCCCTCGCCTTTCCGCTCGACCTCACAGGAGACCCGTCATGACGCAGTTCTACAAGCTCGGCCCCGGCTCGCTGACCGTGGGGACCGTCCCCCTCGACGTGACCGCGCAGATCACCGCGTGCAAGGTGACCGCCTCGGAGAACGTCCGCACCGGCGACGACCTCGACCTACTCGACGGGACCACCCTGGCCGGGGAGGAGTCGGCGACCTACCGGTTCACGATCTCGGGCAATCTGGTCCAGGACCTCGCCGCCGCGGGCGTCGTGGCCTGGTCGTGGACCAACAAGGGCACCGAGCAGCCCTTCACTTTTATTCCGGCCACCGCCGAGGGCCGCAAGGTGACCGGGACCCTGGTCCCGGTCCCGCTCGACGTCGGCGGGGATGCGAAGTCTCGCCCGCGTGCCGACTTCACCTGGCGTTGCATTGGGGACCCCGACCTCGCCGCGGTCGTCTAGTCATGGACGTCGCGACCGAGCTGATCGGGGTGACCCGGATCGCCGACTCCCTCGGCGATGCCGGGCCCGCCCTGGCCGACCTGCGCGACGTCAACGCCGACGCCGGGGCCCTGGTCCTCGACGCCGCCGTGATCCCCCGCCTGTCCGGGGCGCTGGCCTCGACCGCGCACGTCGAGGCGTCCGCGTTCGGGGCCTCGGTCGTCGCCGGTGGCCCGGTGGCGCCCTACGCCCCGACCGTGCACGCCCGGACCCCGTTCCTGACCGACGCGCTGACCGCCCGGGTCGACGCGATCACCGACCGCTACCTCGACCACGCCGAGCGTGTGGTCGAGACCATCCGAGGAGCCTGACCCGCGATGTCCCTGACCCGAACCTCATACGACGTGTACCTCACCGGCCCCGACGGCGCCGAGATCGAGCACCGCGTCGAGATCACCCACGCCGACCACCTGCGCGGCGAGCTGGAGGCCAACAAACAGCGGCTTCCCGCGGTCAAGGATGCCCCGATGAACCATACGACCGTCTGGGTCTGGTGCGCCCTGACCCGGGCCGGGGTCTACGGCTCCGACTACCGCACGTTTGCCGACGCCGTGATCGGCCTGGAGCCGGTCCGCGACCTCAACGGCGAGCCCGAGGCGGTCGCCGTGGACCCTACCCAGCCGGGTCCCGGCACCGGCTCGCCCTGATCCTCGCCGAGACCTTTGGGGGAGGCCCGGCCTATTGGCTCGACCCCGACCTCGACGAACACCTGATCGCAACCGCCCTTGACCTACGCAACCCGGAGGACTGAATGAGTACCAAGGCCGTCGACCTGGCGATCCGGATCACCGGCGACGCCTCCGACGTCGAGGCCGCATTCGACGACGCGGGCGCCGCCGCGCTGCGCATGGGGGACGACGTCGAGCGGGCGACGTCGACCGCCGACGCCGCGACCGATCGCATGTCCTCGGTCGCCGACTCGGCCGACAACGTCGGCAGCAAGTCATCCCAAGCGGCCGGAGGGCTCGGCGACCTCGGCGGGGCCCTGGCGGGCCTGCCCGGTCCGCTCGGCGCCGTCGGCGCCGGGATGGAGGCCGCAGCCGCCCCGGTCATGGGTCTGGTCGGCGCCGCCGACCTGCTCAACCTCGCGACCTCCTCGACCATCGTCACCCAAGCCCGCGCCCGGGTCTCGGCCCTCGCGACCGCCGCAACGTCCAAGGTCGTCGCCGCCGCCACCCGCGTCTGGGCCGCGACACAGTGGGCGCTGAACGCCGCGCTGACCGCGAACCCGGTCGGCCTGGTCGTCCTGGCCGTGGTCGCCCTGGTCGCGATCATCGTCCTCGCCTACAAGAAGTCAGAGACCTTCCGCACCGTCGTGCAAGGGGTCATGAAAGTGGTCGGCGCCTACGTCGGAACCGTCGTCAAGATCGTCGAGACCCTGGTCGACTTCGTCGGCGACAAGGCCCCCGCCGCCTGGCGTGCGCTGAAAGAGGCCGCGGTCAACGCCGCGGAGTGGATCGCCGACAAGGTCGGCGGCGCGTTCGACAAGGCGATCGCCCCGGTCCAGTGGCTCATCGACCACGTAAAGGATCTGCTGGACCTGATCTCCGATATCAAGATCCCCGGCACCGGCTCCGAGGCCGCGGGCACCGTCTCCGGGGACTCCTATACCCCCCGCCCGACCCTGCCCGGCACCCTGTCCAGCGGCCGGGCCGCGCCCTCGATCGACAACTCCGTGACCGTCAACGTCGACGGTTCCGGCATCGTCGACGAGGCCGCCGTCGCCCGCGCCCTCGCACCCGTCCTGGACCGGCACGCCCTGCGCATGGGCCGTACCGGCACAACCGCGGGCGTGTTCGCGTGACCGCCGTCGCCGTCGAGACCTTCCAGTGGCACCGGTGGGGACTGATTGCCCCCGAGACCCCACCCCCCGCGCCCTCCTACGCCGCCGAGCAGCTCGCCGACGGCCCCCTGATCCAACTCCGGCTAGAGGAGGCGACCGGGCTCCCGCAAGACAGCAGCGGCAACGCCCGCCACGTGACCTCGATCCTGGGGTCCCTCGGCCTGACCTTCGGCGTCCCCGGCCTACTCGGCGACGCCTCCAAGGCGACCGACTTCACCGCCGCGGGCGCCGGGCAGCTCCGCATCGCGCACGGCGACTGGATGAAAGCCGTCGCGGCCCTGACCCTGACCGCCCGGGTCAAGCTCGGCACCGTCGCCGGGGGATATCGGGCCATTGTCTCGCGCCGGATCACCAACGGCACGACACAGAACACCTGGTCGTTCCGGGTCACCCCCTCGGGTCAGCTCCAGTCCCTGATCTGGATTAGCTCCTCGACGGTCCGGCAGGTCACGACGACGTACGTCCTCGACACCAACCCCCACACCGTCGCCGTCTCCTACGACGGCCGCTGGACCCGGATCTACGTCGACGGCGCCGAGGTCCACGCGGTCGACCACGGAACGGTCGCCGCGGTCACCGGGGCCACCACCGCCGACGTCTCGGTCGGCGCCTGGGGAAGCAATCAGGAGCCATTCGTCGGGGTGCTCGACGAGGTCTGCTG